AGCAAGTTGATCTTGCTGCTGCTGTTTCGTGATATTAGATCGACGAATACTGCCGGGTTCTGGAATTGGCATAAGAAAAAGGGCGGGGAGCCCGAAAGCTCCCCTAATGCTTAGAACGTGACGAGTCCGAGCCCGTAAATAGAATAGGTCGGGGTTTGGCCGATTGCCGTAACTTCCAACAGGTACTCTTCCTGATGGAGATACGGAATCGCGCTTGTGGCTGACGTGCCGGTCAATGTTCCGCCCGTTCCTGCCGAAAGCGTCAAGGTGCCCGCTCCGGCAGAGATATTGCGGATCATGAAACGGATGGTTGTGCCCACCGCAGCCGCCTCAATCTGCGGAACCAAAAGCGCGGCGGTCGGAAGGACATCCGACACTGCACCGCTGCTGGTATCGCGCAGAATAAGGCCTGCGAGTATCTGCGCAGGGGTCAGCGTAACCCCGGCGCCGATAATCGTGGCAGGCGTAAGTTGCTGATTGATCAGGCCGGAAAAACTCGGTGACTGCTTCTCCGGGGTGTAATCAGCAATCGGATGCAAATTGGCTGTTGCTGGAATTGTGCTCATGGTTACGCTCCTGCCACGGCGACTGCGCCGTTATCCTGATAGAGGTTGCCCAAGCCGAAAAGTGAGTCCATGCGGTTCACCTGGACGCTGCGCACGGGGTCCCACGCCTTGACCTTGCGGACGGAGAGGCCGGTATCGGGGTCCTGAGCCGATCCGCTCTCTTCAACTGCCTTCGGCGAGTACAGTTTCGAGCCGACGAAAGCGAAAGCGTCACGAGTCAGGTTCAGGCCAACCGTGCCGACCTTCCCATTAGGGGCTGTGGTTCCAGGCCAGAGAGTGAGTGCCACGCCGCTAACCGGCAGCGCGTCCACGTTCTGGTACTGTGAGCCCGGCCCGTAGATCGGGGGCAGGAAGTTGATCGTGTCCGCTCCCACGCCGCCGGCAGCCGTAAGCGCCTGGGTGATGGTGAAGACCTTGTTTGTAGCGTGGCCAGGAACGCGGCGAGTCATCGGGTTAACGGTATTCACATTCAAGATGGAGAACTTGTCCCCCACATTGAAGGTGTCGCCTGCCGTGGCCGTGATGACTAACGAGGTTCCACTCTGGTTTGATCCGTAAACCACTACGGACGCAGCCCAGGTGCCTGCCGTGTGCGAGTAGAGCGATTGCGACTCATAGAATGTCGCGCCGCCCAACTTGCCGATGGTGCCTTCTTTCCACATCTGATCGATTTCATCGGCAGGGTGGAAGATGTTGGTGATGTTGGTCCCGAGCGAAGTCATCATGCTCGAAGAAATCAGCATCGCACGCTTGCCAAGGACGCCGGCCGCGTTTTCTTCGAGGCGCTGGCGGGCTTGGTAGTAGGTCTGGACGGTGGTTGGGTCAACTCCGAGAGCACCCACGGTCATGCTGGCATTCTGGTAAGCCCATTTGGCGCAGCGCGAGTCGCATTCCTGCGCAAGAGCGGCGGCTGCTGGCTCGAAATACTGATCTTCGAGCTCCTCCTCCGAACGCTCCAACTTGACAGCCTGTTCGTAGTCGTCCCACTCGAAAGCAACCTGAAGCCATTGATTGAGATTGACGGCAGTTTGCAGACGGTTGATCCCTTGCGGTTGGTAGCCCATGCCATCGGACACCGTAAAGCGCTGAGGGAATTTAACCGTTACCTGGGAGCCGGGCGCGAATTCCTTTTCGAAGTCCTTTTCCCATGAACGGTTGAAGTATTCCGCGACTACCAGCTTGTTGAGCAAGAGGCGCAGTACCTTCATCGATACCCATTGCGTATTTAGAAAATTGTTGCCTGCCATTGGTTAAGCTCCGCGGCGGCGCCGCATATCTTTGGCATCTTCGGCGCGCTTGAACGCCCGAAAATCACCGGCTTTGAACGCTCTTCCAGTCTCATCGACTGGCCCTGATCCGCGATGGTTGATTTCAATCGGCGGCTCTGAGGCGCTTTCTGGGCTTTTCTTGGCGGGAGTTATTGACCCTTTAGGTTCTGGCGCTACAAATTGACCTTGCTCATTGCGTATGGTGGATTCCGTGGCGCTCTTGCCCTTCGCAAGCTCTGCGATGATCTCCTGCTCCATCAGCAGGGCAACACGCAGCGCTTTAGAGGGATTCGAGCGGCAGGCGGCGAGAAAATCCGCCTTGCTTTCCTCGGTTCCACCAATCGTATAGAGCAGATCCGCCAGAACTGGAGAATCATTCATTACCGAAAACACTTCGCGCGGAACATCCGGCTTCAAAAGCTCCCGAACGACCGGCGCTGCCACGGATTCATAGTCCGGGTAACGCTTTTTGGCCTCTTCGAGCTTCTGAGATACCGTTTGGCGCAACTGCGTAACTTTCTGCTCACGTTCACGATACTGGTCCCGCACATCTGCCAGGTGGTCCGCCTGTGCCGCCATAATGTCTTCCCAAGTCGCCTGCGGATTGTCGGTTGCGTACTTGTTCGCCCATTCGGTAGGCTTGAAGGCTTTTCGCCATTCCTGGTAAGTCTGGGGTGCTGCGGGCTCACTTGCCTTTGCGGGTGACGGTTCCGCTTGCGTCGATTTAGGCTTGCGCGCTTCTTCCAGTTCCGTTTCGATTCGCTTGAGTTTCGCGGTCAATTCACCAATGCGAGCTTCCGCGCCGGGTTTCCGGCGTGACTCCTGCGTAGTTTTGCCCGGTTCCGTGCCGGGGGCAATTTCAGGCTTTGCAGCCTCGGAAGTCGTCTCTTTCGACGTGTCAGCGGAAGCCGTATCCGCAGTTTCAGGCTTGGAACTTGGCTTTTCCGGCAGGGTTCCGCTGAGGCGCCATTCGGCATACTCGCTGGTTCCGCTGCGGGGAATTTCGATTGCTACCGGTGCGGATGACGGAGCCGCTTGTTCTACGTCCATGATTGAACCTCATTACTGATTTGATTCTCCTTGCGCCGGAGTAGCGGAAACTTGTTGGGCCTGCGCGGACTGCTGCTGCGCCGCATCCTGCGCACTCTGCTGCGACTGGGCCTGTACCTGTTGCTGCCCCATCTGCTGCTGGTGCTGCTGATCCTGAGCCTGCATGGCCGTCTCGTGCGCAGAGCCGTGCAGTAACTGATAAACATCGATCTCGCGGTCAGCAATGCCCTCATGAATATCCTTGCTGGCATTCATCTGAGCTACAGCTAACTTGGTAGCTTCCTGCATCTGCACGACTTGCGCCTTACCTTGCTGCTCAATAACCTTGCCTTCGCGCTCAATCATCAGCTTTTGCAAAACAGCCTGCATTTTCTGCATCTGCTCTCCTTGCTGCTGAGATTGCGCCTGCAATTGCGCAAATTGCTGCTGCTGTTGCGCGCCCTGGTTCGGTGGATCAATCGCATCCGCCATCTGATCCCCCAACGGCCCTAACTGCTTCAGCCGAATACCTAGCGCCATCAACTTCTGCATCTGCGGGGGCGCAAGCGGAAGGTTCTTCAGGTTCCCCATCAACGTATCGACGAATTCAGAACCCTCTTCGCGCTGCGATTCGTGAGATGGGCCGCTGCTGATCGTGACCTGATAGCGTCCCTTGTCGTCCTCAATGGGGAAGTGGTAGGTGTGATCCCCATTCTCGATAGGCTCGTCGCTATTGATCTGCACCAACTTGTGCTTTCCGTCCGCTAGACGCACCGGCTTGGTCGTCTGGCCCAGGTCCGTCTCGCTCAGCCAATGGTTGATAATCCGCCCAGTGAGCTTAATTGCCTGGTCGTAAGCATCCACCAAGTGATAACTGCCAATCGCTTGCTCGGACTGGATCTTTTCAAGAGCTACGCCCGACTTTTGATTTTGGCGCTGAGCGGCGGTAGGTAGCGGCGCCACGCCCATAGCGGACTGGATTGCCCGGTGACAGATATCGACGCCCGTAGCGTAAGCCTGGAAGTCCGGAGTCAGCGGCGTGCGCTGCGGAGGTGGCAACGTTTGCCCACTAGCTGGGTCCACAATCGGATCATATTGGATCGTGGGGTGGAAAACCGTGTTGACGGTCCCCCAAGCCTCGGAATCTGACTCAAATTGTCCTTTGGCACCAATGTAAGTCGTCTTGGGAAGCTGGCCTACATTTTCCAACATCGCGCTCATCACATACGCAAGCGCCTTCTGCGGATCACGCGCCAGGGATACTAACGATAACAGTACGCGCTCAGGGACGCCGCCATCCTCGATCCATAATTCCTTGCCGAACACTGGCACAATGGGAATATACGGCCCAGGCTGGATATCGCCCTTTTGCAAGATTTCGACCCCGTTGGTAATATATTGGCAAATCGTGCGCGCTTGGACAGTGCGCTCTTTCTTGCCCACCTTCTTCTTTTTGTACTCGACTTCCCAATAAGAGGTAATCAGGATCGATTTCCCGTCATACCAGAGACTGCTGTCCTCCCCAAAGTCTGCTGCGGCGAAACTGACCTTCTCAGCGTCTGGAAACATTCTCTCAAACTCGTTGAGTGGCATCCGGTCCAACTCAAACGCCCATTCAATATCTGAGCCGTCAAGTTCTTTGTAATCAGGATCAATAAGCACTGCGTCTGGGTTCATGATCGGCAAGATCAGGATTTCCTGCTCATCGGTTTCATCATCCACATACGCCCTGCTGACCTTCCAGAAGCCCAGGTTGCGCTCTACCGCGCCTTGCAGGCCGCCGATATAGACCCGGCTCGCATTGCAGCCATATTCAATCGCCCGGATGCGGTTCTCGCGGTACTCTGCCAGCTCGTCAGTGGCATTATTGCCGGCCGGGTCTACTTTAATGCCGCGGGGGTTCTGGCGGGCAGTGTTACACACCTGGTTGACGTACTGATTTAGCTCGTCCGCGCAAACAGTTGGCCGACCCTTACGGGCCAGCTTATCTTCGTCATCCCATGGGTCTCCGGAGATGTAGCGGATATTCTTCTGGCCCTCTTCACGGTTCTTCCGCCACTTCTCCATGCCATAGCGGTAGCGTTCGCGGATACGCTTCAGCAGCGCGTCATTTCCAGTACCGAGGTCGGGATCTTTATCAGCCATTCGAGGTCGTTCTCAGTGCGGTGGGGCATTCAGGGCATATTTCCCGCGGCGGTTCATGCTTGAAGTCGTAAATCCATCCATCCCGACGCGCTTTCAGGATCACATCCACGTTCGTTTCCTCGCCAACTGCGTAAAAGATGCCCGTTCTTGTGCATTTTCCACAAACCAAAGTAAGTGTTCGCTCTGCCAGCGACTTAGCGATGGCATTCTCGGCATCTTTGATAGTCGAAGACACGTCTGCGGCGGGCTTGAACGCCTGCAAGTGTCCGTTTTCACCCAGCGTGGGCCATTGTTCGCGCTCTGCACGTTGTCCGGCCTGCGAAACGTACCAGTCAAGGGGCTTAGCCTCGAACCTCAGGTGCGGGCGGAGAGATTCATATAGTTCCTGACGAATTTCCCCGTCTACCTCGGTCAGCAGCCGCTCAAAATGCTTATGATCGCGCACCAGACGCCCCATCTGAGCGATTGCTTTGGCAATATCCGGCTCCAGGCCCATGCGCTTGAGCGAGGCTTTGAGAAAGTCCGCCTCATCGCGGATTCCACCGAGATCAACGACCGCCATAGCTGGTATGCTCCTGCGATCCGGCCGCGCGCGGCGAGGGTTGGCGACTAGGGGGACTGCTCAGCCGTAGCTTAGGAGGCTCCGCCAGTTTCGGCGCCGCGGTGTGCAGAAGCATGGCCTGAATTTTTGGAGCTGTCCAAGCCATTACTCTTCGGCTTCCTTTTCTTCCTCTTCCCGCTCAGGCTCGTCCTTCTCTTTGCCCTCAGGGATGCTCAGATGATTGGCGATATGTGCCAGCATCTCGTGGCCGTCCTCCGGCCCAAAGACATGATGCTCCGGCTCTTCATAGCCAGGCATGACGCCCATCTTCGAGCTATGACGCGGCCGCTCCTTGTAGTGATGAGTGATAGTATGGCCCCCGTTTTCGGCTGGCTCAATCTCCATTCGCCTGATCTCACGATGTTCTTTCGCCATGATTCTCCTTTGTGTACCAAACTGGTTATTACTCGCCGAGTAGCCGATTCGCCTTGGCGCGGATCTTGGCTGCAGCCCCGCTGGACAGCTTACCCTTCGCCACCATCTGGGTCGCGCGCGCCTTCGCATTCGCGGCATGAGCACGATCTGGCATGGGGTATTTGCGCGAGCTGGGGAGCCCAAACTCGCTCTTGGGAATTGCATTACGTTCTGCTGTGACTAACTTTGCCATCTCAACTCCACGCCGACGCCAGCGCCGGTCTTTGCTTCTGTTGCGGTTTAGGGCCTGTCGGTTCTTTGATGCCCATTGCCAGCGTACGGAGCGCGTCTGCTGGGTGACTCGCATCATCGTGCAGCGGTTGACTGCGCGGCACACCTAACGCTGTGGCTGGTCCCCACTGGTAGCGCCTGAGATAGCCTAGGCCGTCCGAACAGAGCCCCGCGTCAAAGTACAGCTGCGGAAATATCGTCCGCACCGCGTTGATGCCATCTGCCACGTTCGTCTGCCGGTTGACTTGGACCTTGAAGCCCTTAGCGCGCATCAGCTCTTCGATTGATCGTCCAGTGCCAAGCTGCTTTGTGCCGCCGTCCCACGGAAGATAACAGGTGCCAAGAACATAGCCCCATGTCTGAATCTCGCGCAGGTAGTAGTCAATCGCCTGGTGGTCGCCCTCGAAATACCTCAGCACCTTGATTTCGAACGGCGTCCGCTGCGCTGCCCAAATCGCTACTCTGTCGGCGTACCCCAGATCCCAGAACGTATCGACCGGCCGCATTCCGTCATAAGGAACAGCGCGTATCTGGCCCTCAGTCTCAGCTCTCTGAATCTCTGCCTTATATATGGCACCTTCGACAGTTGACCGTGTGGCGCCCTCGTATACGTGATGAAATGTGTCATAGTCGCGTTCCTTGAGGGTAGCAATCTTCTGCTTGGATTCTTCTGAGAGCCAGTTGTTGTCGTGATAGCTGATCTTGCAAAGGAATGAGCCTTTTGGGGGATCAATTACGAAGTCCTGATAGACCGCGTCTGTCTCGAGATCAGGATTTAGGGACCACCAAATCTCTGAGCCTGGCTTACGAATAGTAGGAAGCAGGATCGTTAGGCTGCGTCGGCTTACCGTGCTTGCCTCTTCTCCCCAGAATATGTCGATAGCCTCGTAGGACTTGATGCTCGAGACTGTCTGCTTGCGGAGACCAGCGAATACAAACTCTGTGCCGTTCTTACCCCTGATTTCGCTCTGAAGGGGTGTGTAGAAGTCCTCGAGGCCTAAATTCACGATCTGATCAGTCAAGAGCTGATGAACTGACTCACGAATGGAATCCATCGTTTCGCGGCCACAGAGGATACGAGGTCCATCCATTCGCCCTGGCCATAGAATGCTTGGGTTTGCCCCGATGATCAGCAGCGCTCGAGCAATAGACCACGATTTGCACCCGTCTCTGCCGCCATACAGCGTTTTGTAGGGGTGCGGCTCAAACAGCGGCGCCAGCTTCTCGGGAAACTCAGCCTTTACTTTGCGCGGTTCCACTGTCACCCGTCTTCACAAACTCCACGCTGATTGCAGACTGAATCGGACCGCCGCCCGGACCGCTGATGAACTGCTCAACCTTATCGCCATATTTCTTCGGTTTGCGCTTCCCAGCAGTCCATTGAGCCTGGCGGCATTGAAACTGAACGAGTTGCCAGTTATCGACCGTTGCAGTCTTAGCTAGCGCGTTGGTGCGGTCAATCTCAGCCTCGCTTGCCGCTGCTTGCGCGCGCGCGATAGCACTCTCAAAGTCTTCGTCCTCTAAGCGGTGCCTGTAAAAGCTAGGCTCGCTAATGCCAATTAACTCAGCGATTTGCGCAATAGGAGTGCCAGCAAGAATCTCATCCTCACAGGTTGCAACCATTTGCGCTGTCCACTTGATCGCCATACGTCACTGAATAGCCTCGGTATAAAACTTATCCGCCTCGAATGCCGTTCGCCGCTCGATCATGTAAGCAGCCTGTGCGCCGATTGGCGGCTTGAACGTGATTCCTGGAAGCTCAGCGCAGTCGAGCA